CCTGCATAAATTACTATTTGTTCATTAGCACCCGATTTGAAAAAGTGTATATACGCTAGTTTTGGATTGTTTTGTAATTTTTTAATCATATCACCTTCAGGTGCATTAGGAAAAACTTTTGCTTGAAGTCCTACAGTTTGTAATCTTTTCTGTAAATCTGGACCAAATGCTTTTAACGGTTTATTTAGAGCCTCATTTAAAGGTGTTTTATCTATTTCTTCTACTTCATCTACGATTTCTTCTCTTTGGTATTTTTTTCCAGCCATTTTTTCATACATTTTTTCCATCTTAGCCTTTCTTTTTTCTAAGACTTTAACTTCTTTTTGCATGGCCTTCATTTTCTTTTTATCTACTAATTCAGATAAATTTTCATCTTCGGATACCATATTGATACGGCTCATTTTACCTTCAATAACGTCATCCATTTTATTTAATTTAGCTTCTAAAGCTACAATTTGGGCTTGTTTATCGATTTCAGCTAAATCAGTATCAATTGATTCTTTTTTAGCTTTTTTAGACATTTTTTTCTTTTCGATTTTTTCACCTTTTTCTACTCCAGCACCAAATGCTTCTTCTTCACCTTTATCTTTTTTATCTACACCTTTAGCACCTTTATCATCACGTTGAAATTCATCATACGATTCCCCCATTAAAGATTCTTTAACTACTTTTTTAAGCTTATCTGAATACCCACTAGCAGCATATTTACCAGATACTTCTTCCAGTTCAGTTTCTTCATATCCAATACCTTCAACACCAAAAGCAGCATTTTTCATATAGTATTGGCTATCCTTAGCTAAATTTTTAGAAACAATCTCTTTAATTTCATCAATTGTTTTATCTGGGTTTTGTTTAGCTTCAAAATAAACGCCATTCATTACTTCTTGACCGATTTGATTATCTAGATTTTTAGGATCTTTATAGTCAAAATTGTGAGATTCTACTTCTTCTACATGCTTAGATATCTTTTTTTCTTCTACCTTAACATCTTCATCTTCTTTTTTCTTATCTTCAGCTAAAAATTCTGCAAATTTATTTTCAAAATCTGCCTTAGGAGTAGCTTCTATCTGGTTTACAGGTTTAAGGTCAACATATCCTAAATTTTCATTTAGTAAATCCTTAAATAACTTTTCTGCTTTTTTCATTCTTCTGAATTTAGTAATGTTTCAATATCTTTTATAAAATCACCAACTAAATCTGTTGGTTTAACTACAGCATAACTTTTTGGGTTTTCTCTGTAGTATTTTATTGTTTCAATTTTTGCTTGACGTAATGTCTTTTTAATATCTTCTAAACGGGATTCTAAAGTATCAAAAGCCATGATTCTTTCTTCATGGAATTTTTTTACTTTATCTTCTTGTTCAATTAATCTATACTTATACATATTAAAAGTTTTTTACTTCCAAACCACTACCTTTTTGAACATAATTTCCATTTTTGTCCTTTGGTACTAATTTATATTTAAATTTTTTAACATAGTAATTATCTTTTACACCTTCTTCAGATGCTTTAGGACCTGGTCCTAATGTTGCTCCTATACCTTCAGGTAGTTTTTCTTGTTTTTTAGGTTTTTTAAAAGCATATTTAGTTAAATAAGCACCTGCACCTGCTGAAGTAGATATTTCTTCTACCTCATTTTCAGTCATGGTCATTTGCTTATATTCTTCGGGATAATTTTTTCTAAGGTGTGTTCTATACTGATTAAATAACTTACGAATATCACTCGCAATAGAGTCTATTGTCTCGTCTTTAGTTTCACGAGATAATTTTGTCATAAATTGTCTTAATTCCTGAAATTCTTTAAATGTAGTATCAAAGGCAGGTACATAATCAACTTTCCATGAAATAGCTCCAGTATCGGGATCTATATCCCTAACTGTATATTTGACACCTTTACTTACTTTAGTGTCTCCTATTTCTACTTCTTTGATTTTATACTTGTACGGCATTTGCTACTTTAATTTCTTTTACTAATTCAAAATATTGTAACAAGTCAACTAAGTTATCATTATTAACTTTAGCTGTTTTATCTAATTCAACTAAATATTTAGCTACTTCAGTAATTTTAATTTGAGTAGCTTTATCCTTAATATTTTTAGCTTCCTCGTTTAAAATAGTTTTTAATTCTTCAATTTTGGAATTATAAAAATCTCTTAATCCAGGAGTTGAATCTACTGAATTAATAAATTCTTTAAGTATTTGTTTTTGTTCTGTGGATAAGTTTTCGTACTTAGAATTAAACTTTTCAAGTAATACTTTATATGTAAGAATTCTTAAATCTTTATCATAGGTTTGGAATTCTTTTAAAACATCTTCTTCAACTTCTTTAGTATTAACTTCTTGTTTTGTTAGATGTTCCAATAAAGTTACTTTATTATCTATAAGTTGTTGTGAATCACTAGCTTCTTTTGAATTATATCCTTCAATTAAAGTATATAATGAAGCTAATTCTTTATAATTTTTAATTTTAGCACCAAAGAAAACATCTAAATTATAATGTTTTTTAATTTCATTGATTAGATTATATTTTTGTTTTCTTAAAGAGGTACGATTAAATTTAGAAGAGGTTTCTAAAATAGTAGAAATTACCATATTTGCTCTTCCTTCATTTAAAACTTTAGATTTTAAAATTGATTCATATAACTTATATTCGCGACCTAAAGAAGTTTTTACAAAATGTTCTTTTAGGATATCAATAGCGGGAGAATCACCACCTTTTAAGGTATCAGCAGTGATCTGACGTACTAACAGTTCAAATAGAATGCCTGTATTTTTGTACTTTGAGTGTTTAATTCTCATTAAAAATATATTTATTTATAAATATGTAAAAATTATTACTCCTTTAATTGGTTTTCATCTAGGAGTGATGTATCATCTTTGTCTTGTTCAAATACTAATTGTTTCTTATTCATCTTTTTGAACATGTCTTGATTTTTTAAGAAAGTTACTTGAGCATTTTCAAGAGCTAAACCTGATTTATTTGTATCTGTTCTACTATCTCTTGAATCGTTTTTATCTGTATCCTTCATACGTTTAGTACCTAATGGATCTTTACCAAAGTTACTATCTTGTTTACCATGGTTTGAAATACCATCTTTGGGGCGACCTAAATCCGAATCTGTATCATACCCATCTGGTACATTTCCAGGATCAGAATACATTCTTCCTTTACCATATAATGAAGCTAAATCATGGGGTGTACCATAAGATTTACCTGTTTCAACTGGGTCATTTCCCTCAGCTTCAATTTGAGCCATTCTAAATTTACGTTTAGCATCTTCACGCATCAAATCTCTATATTCATCATATTGGTCTTCTGATAGATGGTAAATGTTATCGTAAATCCAATCAGTAGGTAATAGACCCTCATTTTTAAGTGATGTTGCTAATTCAGTTTTGGATTTCATTAGCTCAATCTTTTCTTGTTCAAATATAATTGATGGTGTTTGCATTGAAATTTCAAAATTAGTCAATGCTTCATCTCTATAACCTTGGGCATATAGGTGAACAAGTGCAATTTTATTAAGCTCAGATACCATAATGCGTTGTAAGCGTTCAATAGTACGAGCAAACCGGATATCTTCAGCTGCTAATGTAGCTTTTCCTTCCGTAGTTTCATCGTATCCAAGGAATGCTTTTGGGATCTTAAGAGCAGCAAATAACTTATCTCTTAAATATTCAACATCTTGGATACCATCATAATCTAAACCTTTTGTAGTTTCGATTTTAGTTGTTGTATCATTTCCACGAACTGGGATATAGAAATCCTCCATCATGTTTTGCATATTATATTTCAAATTATACTCACCTGTCTTTTGATCCATATGGGGAGTACGTTTCATATTTGAAATAGTTTTTTGCATGAATGCATCTATTTCGTTTGGTGGAATAGATCCAACATTCATATAAAAAATACGTTTTTCAGGAGCACGAGCAATTCTATGAATTAACATTGCGTCCTCCATTAGAGTATATTGTTTAAATAATTTACGAGCTGGTTCAACATATGAACGACCATAGGGAAGATAATTAGTATCTCCAATTAATCTAAAGTGAGCCATTTCATAATTATCAAAATAAATGCCAGGTGAATTATCCGCTCCTGCTCCTGGTACATTATACATTCCAGAATTAGAGTTTACTAAACCATCAGGGGAATATCTATATCGGATTTCAGATGGGTTTTTAGGGTTATATCCTTCTTGTCTTTCAATATGATATGCAGTATAAGGTATAACATTATAAACCCCAAATTTTTCTGATATTTCTAATTTTAGGAAAAAATCTCCATATTTAGACATTTGTCTAACCCATGACCAAAGGTTAAATTCAATATTTAAAACATCATAGAATAAATTATAAAGTATTTTTTGTATATCTTCATTTGAAGAACGAATGGATAATACTTCACCCATATCATTCTTTAATGTAGATTCATCAGCAATGATATCTAGGGCAGAAGCAATAATTGCATCCTGATCCATCACATCATATTCTGAATATAGTTGGGGTCTTAAGTATTGATAATTGAAATTAAATTGAGATCCATATAGAGAAGATGGACTTGTAGAATATAATCTATTATATCTATCAATTAACGAGTTTGTTTGTAACTCACCACTTGTTTGAATTGTATTACTATCAATTACTTTTATTTGATTTCCACCAGCATTACGTATAATAACGTCTGTTGAAAATAATCTTTGTAATCTACTAAATAAGCCTTTATCTGCCATTATATATAGTTATTGTTATAAATATTACTTAAGGAGCCAGCTAATGTCTTCCTTGCCATGATCCGTATTGATATTATACGGATTATCAGCTCCAGATGAAAAATACCCACCTTGATAAGCTGTTCTATTTACTGTTATATTATTTAATGCATTTCGGGTTGCATCTAGACCACGTTGTCTTAATTTTAATGCTGTGTCTCTGATATACATTGCGATACCAAATGACATAACTAAATCATCATTATACCCACTTTGGGCTTCCGCTCTTCCATTACGCCAAATAAACACTTTCATTTCCTCTATCAATCTTTTAGATTGTATTGTTACTCCTTTATCTGAAATGTACTCTTGGAATTTACCTATTACCATAGGTCTTGTTCTAGAGGACATAGTAAAACCAGCTACCATTTTTGAATGGTCTTGATATTTGTCAAAATACGAATCAGCATTTGGGGAGTCACTCCTTTGTGAATAATAGAGGTTAGGATATGCACGGTCTATTGCTACTTGTATAGTTGCCCATCCAATATTAGCATTTTCAATTACTAACATTGCTTCATTATATTCAGTAGCTAAACCTACTAATAAATGACCATATTCTTTTGTGCCTAATTGCCCTTTATATTCTGCTACTTGTACATTATTTTCAACATCAATTACATGACACGCTGAATAATCTTTCCCATCTCCTCTAGATACATCAGCTACTACAATATAATCTCTTGTATAATCAGGTGATTCCCAAACCCATAAGTTTTGATCCGCTCCTCTTTTTTCCATAGGGTCCTTTATATAAGATTTTTCATAAAATTCTATATATTCAGGATAAAATACAATATCCCCAGAAGTACTAAAATCACAATCACATTCTTGAGCTGCCATTCTAGGATCTCCTAATAATTCATCTTGTTTATCCCTCCATGCTTGATCTCGTTCTGGGTGGACATACCAGGGCAATTTAATAGGTAAAAAGTCATTTTCTGCTGCTTCTGCTCTAGCCCATGTTTGATGAAACCAATTACCTGTACCATAAGGGGTAGATAATGCTATACAACCACCACCAGTTGCTAATGTTTGTTGAGCTGATGCCCATATCTCACCAATATTATCAATAAATGCTGCCTCATCAATTAATAGTAAAGATACTGCTTCTGATCTACCCGCATCTGAACTTGCTGAGGTAGCTTTAATTTGGGATCCATTTGCTAATCTAAGTGTTAATTTATTATTTTCAGCCGCATCTACTTTAAGCCAAGAAGGTAAATTTTCATACATGAATTTTACCTTTGTAACCATGTTTTTAGCTGTTTCCTGTTTAGTAGCGATACACAGAATATTTTTATCTTTAGCAAATAACATTAACCATAAAGAATAACCTGCTGATAAAGTAGAAATACCTAACTGTCTAGATTTTAGGATAATCGAATAAGGATTATCCCTCATTAACGTTAATACTTTCTCTTGGAATGGATATAAATTAAATTGTATACGCCCACGTTGAGGATGCTGTATATAGCAGTATTTACGCATAAAATGTACTGGATCCTGTGCACATCTTAGGTATTCTTGGCGTATTACTTTTTTTAATTCAGACATATTATTTTACTAATAGCACAGCAGCTAATACTCCTACTAACCCTGCTCCCATAGTTAATTTATTTTTAACTTTTTGTTTTTGTAAATCAATTTCTAATTTTTTAGATAATTCTTGTGATATAACTAATTGATCTGATTTAGTAGATAATATAGAATTAAAATTGCCTATCTGGGAGTTTAGGTTAGAAATAACACTGTCTTTTAGAACTATTTTTTGTTCTAAAATCTTTATTTTATCCAATGTAAGAGCTAATTCTCCCTTAGCCCCGTCTCCTGTTATAAGATCTTTAATTACTAGACGCGCTATTGGCTTTTGCAATTGAATCGAGGTACTGTCTGTAGCGCTCTGTGAAAAACCTTTCAAGCTCATCGTCATTAAAGTTATCAACAGCATCAACTTTAGTACTAATTTCATATCTTAAGTTGTTTATTCTATTATCTTTAAGGTCGAGTTCTTTATCTAATTTACCTATTTGCACATTTAATGTGTCAATTTTAAAAGTCAATTCGTCATTTATACTATGTAACGAATCGACTTTTTGTTCTAATGCTTCTATTTTAGCATTATATTCCTCTACATAGTCTTCTTTTTTATTAAAAAATGTAAAAACTATGATACAAGCTCCTATTATAACTAAGAGGTTAAGATTCTTTTTTAACCACATTATTTTATTTATCTATGATAGCTTCTAATTCTCTTTTAAGTTTTGTTTTCTTTTTAAGATCAGCTACAATTTTTTCTTTTTCAGCACCTTCAGCTTTTTTATAATCACGAGCTAAAGATTTCATTTGTTTAGTTAATTGGGCAAGTTCTTCCTTTGCTTTGGCTAAACCTTTAGTTTTTTTAAGATCAGCTTTGGATGGTTCTTTATCTTCATTTTCATTTAAATCATAAGCATTTGCTTGATCTATATACCCTTGAAAGAAGCCTTTTCTATATGCTTGATGATCTGGTTTATTCATAAATCTGGATTTGATTTTTTCGAATGCTTTCCCCCCAGCTTCATACCCCATTTCTTCAATATCAGCTAAACCAATATTTTCTTCGGTTAAACCTGCTTCTTCTTTTGCTTTAGCTAAATCAGCCATTGCTTTAGTTAACTCTTCTGTATCTTTAATATCTTGTTGAGTTTTAGCATCTTCATTTAAAGTAGATAATATTTCTTCTTTAATAAAAGCTGTTAATTCAAATTTTTTCATTATAATAAGTTTTATTATAAATATATTAAAGGCCTGTAATGTTTAATATTTGTTGAATTCGCTCCTCTGTAGATCCTGATATTTTTTCTATTTTAGAGCACCTATGACCATATCTTTTAATAAGAGTTGTAATAGTAAAATCAATTAAATCTCTATAATGTTCATCTGTTTCTCTAACACCATTATCTTCAATATCTATTCCATAAGGAGATATGTAAAAAATATAATCATATTCCCTAACAAACTCACTAGCATAAGCTTCAAATGCTTCTTTATCCTGATAAGGTATTGATTTAGCATTCATTGTAAAAGCCATAACATCAATAACAGTTCTATCTGTTATAATATTTTCTTGTATTAATTCAGCACAACGTTCTGCTAAAAATACAGTTTGACCTTTTAATGTAGAATCAGTATTAAGTGGAATACCTTGCTCCATTAAATATTTAGAACGTTCTGTTCTAAACATATAATCCTTAAACTGTTCTGTTTGTTTTAAAGCATTAACGAGTGTAGTTTTACCTACACTCATTGTACCACATAATCCTATTTTCATATCTTAATTTCTATAATCTGATAATTGAGATTTCATTGATTGGTTTTTATAGAATGGAATGCCTTCTCTTTGACGTCTCATTTCTTTCCATTCTTCTGATGTTTTTTGATACCCATAAAGATAATATTCTGCCTTTTTCTCGTTACCTTCTGGTATTAAAGCTGGCCCATCCCAATTGTGTAATTTGTTATCCCAGGTATAAGCAATTGTACCATCTGTTTTAACTAATTTTCTTGATTTGGGAAATGTTTGTCCTGTTTCTATGCTCATAATATTATTTTTATATGATGTAAATATACGAAATATATTTTAGTTCTCCAAAATTTTCTCCGCTACTAAAGTCCCTTGTGCACCACTTACCGTTATACCCCTAGCTGATAAAGCATCGCCTACAAAGTGAACATTAGGATACTTGGTGAGTGCTAAATTGGTATAATCGACAAGTGGCTCAGGTGATAGATATTTTACTTCAGGAACATAAATACCCCAATCATCTTTAAGTGTTGGGAATACCTTTTTCATATCCTCAATAAATTCAAATACATACGTAAAATAGGGTTGCATTGCTTTAGCAATCTCGTGTAACCTATCTACTTTAACAGCTGATACATCTACACCTTCTGATGTTTGAGAAGGTTCACGAGTTGGACTATAATATAACCCTGTACCATCTATTTGTAATTTTTTAACTACATTTCTAGACCATTCAAATGGTTTTTCAATACCTCTAACTTCCATTAAAATACCAAAGTTAGTCATATCGTTTCTAAATGCTTCACCTTTTTTAGCATGTCCATTGTAACTATGATCTCCATAAGTTTCTTCTACAGCAACATAAGCAGCATTATTATTTGTACAAAATGATCTTAATGATACACCTTTATCTTCATATTTTCTATACAATTTAAAATCGTAAGAAACATCAATTAATTTTTGGAAGTGTTTTTGTGGTGCTTCAAATCTAACACCTATTTGTACTGGTTTTGGTTCAGTAGGTAGATCATATTTTTCTGCCAATTGTTTTCCAAAATCAATACCTGATTTACCCACACCAAATATGAGTGTATCATATTTACATTCTAAAGATAACTTTGGGTTTTCACATACAGCTGTTAATTCTTGATTATCAAAATCAATATCAATTACTTTATGTTCCCAATGAAATTCTACACCATTATCAACTAAAAAGTCATACCAATTTTTACCTATTTCATGTAGATAATCTGTACCAACGTGCCATACTGGAAATAAACGTAGTCCAAAATATGGTTTAATAAAATCTGGTTCTGCAACTGGATTTGAACATTGTACTTCTTCTGGTTTGGGGTGGAATCGTTTAAAGTTTTCGATTACCTGATCCATCAACTCCATTGCTTTTTCTTCACCTGTATATTTAGAAAGATGACCACCAATAGCAGTATGATAAGTTA